TTGAAAGCTAATGCTGATACCGTTCATGTCATACTTTACAAACTCTCTGCCTTCACCAATAACTTCTACTCTAGTTACTAGCGGATGTGATTCAATAAAGTCTAAGTTGTCTTCCACTCTATTTCGTTTGTTAAATGCATCAATATCATCTTGCGTCTTCATAGTGTAGTTTCCTTGATTTCCTGTATTAGGAGTCTCGCAAAATCTGCTACTTGCCTAATAGGCATGTCACACCCGCATTTACACATAGGCAGTCCTGCTTTTATTGCAAATTCTTTAATACGTTCGTCTGTCATCGTCGCATCCTCGCGATTTCAATTGCTTCGTGTTTGTTATCTTCAAAGATAGGAACCATGTTACTTTTATGCATTGTAGCAATACCAAGTAGCTTACGTTCGCCTGTGTACTGCATTGCTTCTTTCTTAGCTGCAATTCCAACACCGTTACCTGCACTTGGATAATGTTTACGTTCTTGTGTAAATGTAGCTGTAGGCTTATATTCTTTAAATTTTGTTGCTTTTACTTTTGGTTTCCAAAGACCGCGTACATATAAGTCGTAGTCTTCTAACGACATCATTTGGTCGTGGGCGTGTATACGCTTCATACTCTTATTGTATTCGCGATGTTGCTGTACAAACTGAAGTTGTTGATTCTTTGTGCGCTTTGATTGTTTGCGCTTCTTATAAGATGTTGTTGTTAGGCCTGGGCCACACATTGACATTGTCATAAAATAGTCCTGCTTCTGTTAGTTCTTATACAGTATAGCAGGACTATTTGGTTATGTCAACCTTTATTTGGCCATTTTAGCGACAGCTTTGTCGTAGTCTTCTTGGGTTACAAGACCTTCACTCAACAACCGAACTCTGTTCACTTCGTGTGCTGCTTGAGTCTCTTCTTTTGATCCGCCGAAGTAAGGAACACAATGTCCTTCTTCTGTTAGAATTTCAGTTACTTTCTTCATTTCGCCATTGTAGTCTACTTTGAAGTCTCCTAAGATACGTCCGAACTTGCCTTTCATATCTTCACCATGCTTATCTTCAGTAGTAATAAGTTTACCACCATGTTTCATAAGCTCTTTCAAACGTGCTTTAGCTGCTTCGCCAAACAAGTCTTCTACTCTATCACTTGTGCGTGACTCAGGCGTATCAATGCCCATGATACGTACACGCTCGTCTTTTAAGCAAACACCAAAACCTAGATCGATATCTACGTCTACTGTGTCGCCGTCGACTACTTTAATTACTACTACGTCATACTCATTATTGTGTTGCATTTTTGTGCCCTCTCTAAATTATGTGCCCATATTATTTAGCCATAAAAAAAGAGCCCCTAAGGGCCCTTTTAGTTCGAACGGCGTTATGCCTGTTCTGTTAGTTTAGAACTTAATGCTAAGTCCTAATCCTGGTGTTACTTCTGATGCATCAAAGTTATAGTTTGCATCTGCTGTAAGTGTCATTCCGTTAATGTCTGTTGTGTATGCTAGTCCAGCATTTTCAGTCCAGTCATTTTCGTCACCGTTTAAGTATGCTGTGAATCCCATTAGGGTAGCATCAGCTTCAAGAGCAAGTACGTCAGCTGCATATGTCATTGTTGTGCCAACTGCTACAGTTGATACTGAAGCTGCTGCTCGGCCGCCCCAGATGTATTTGTTAGTAGCATTATTCCAGTCAACTGCTGCTGTAACGTCTACAACTGGCAAAGACATTGTATATGATGCTTGCAAGTTTGCAATATCACTTACGTCTGTTGAGATATCTGCGAAGCCTGCTGCTAGAGACAATCCATTTGCAGATACTTGTACTGATTCCGTCATTGCTGCATTTGGATCATTTAATGAATCAAATGCTGTTGCTGCAATTGCTGTTGGCATAATGCCACCTTGGTCGCCAAAGGACACAGTTGAACCTGCAACTGTTGTACCGATGTGCCAATCGTCAATCACTAGATCATCAGATGTATCACGAGCTAATTCAATTGCGCCAAAGGCTGCACCTGAATTGTGATTGAAGTCAAGATTGAAACTTGGGGTTGCTACATATTTGTCTGTAGTTTGATTTTCTGTTACATCCAGGTCGATTGAACCTGAAATAACTGTTTCGGCTAGTGCCGTTGATGCAGCCATAATGGCCACAGTCGCTAGTACGAATGTACGCATTTTAGTTTAGTCCTTTAAAGTTATTATTTTTTATCATTGAGCTTGTGGTTAGATTTGTGTTATTGCTCACCTATTACTTATGCAGAAGTGCAGAAGTTTGTTAGTTAGTGAATGTAACTTTTCTGTTGCCAGGTAAGTTACCAACCCCTACATACCTATTTCTAGGCTGCTAATGCTATATTTGCTGTGTTTGCAATTATAAAGTTTCTTCGCGATAACCGTGCTTAGATCCGGGTAACTCCGCTCGCCTATTAATCCGCCTGTCGATCCTATTTCAGCCCCATCAACTATACACTCAGTAAATGTACACTTGGTGGAGCTGCCGGGTACCGCCCCCGGGTCCAGCTCGTCGTTTAGCTTGTTTCAACGTTACATGTATATTTATACACTACTTTTAGGTTCTTGTCAACCTCTTTTTGCATATAAATTAACTTTTCTTTTATATGAACATGTCTAACTGTTGTTCTACGTGTTCTCTTTTTTCTTCTTTGTCTGGTTTAATTGGTTCTAACCAGCTGTCTGCAATGTATGCTTTAGGACTAGGACCTAACTGAATGTCTATGTCGTCGCCTTCGATCCACCAATAGTGATCGTGTACTAAACATGTACAAGTCATGCCGTGTGCTTCAAACTGTTCACCTTGTGCATACTTACCGATGTACTCAACTACTTTTACTACTCGTCCAATGTTACTTGGGTTCACTGAATGTATTATACGAGCAAAATCACCTGGTCTACACTTCATTGCTAGTCTTAGTCTCTTCGTATTTAATTATCATTGCTGATAGTTCATCTGACTTAACTAGCCAGCCGCCTTCATTTACAATAAACACATCACCGGGTTTGTACAGGCAGCTATCTTTTTGTTTGCCGTCTGCCATTTGTCCCATGACTTCACCGGGCCAATCACCTTCGATACGAAAGTTGTTGCCTGCCTGGGTTATGTTATAGTCCATCCATATCATGTTCTTACCACCATTCTAGTGTTCTTCCGTTTCCTGTAATAATCATACAACATGTAATAACATGCAGTATAATCCAAAAGGTACGAAAAGCCAGAGCTTTCTTCACATCACTTTGTGTAATAGGAAGGAACTCTGGCTTGTCATCATCGTCAATGCCAACGGGCATTCCAACAGTTCTAGCCCATGTTCTAAGCCATCGCCGTTGTCCGCTCATTACATTGCGTTCTTTTTCTCGATAATTTCTTTGCGGCGCTCTTTAGTAAGTTTGCCTAAGTTACCAAGTGCAGTGCGAGCGCGAGTTGCTGCTGCTTTTACACCTTTATCTTCGAACGTTGCATGCTCTGTAAGATAGTTATTAAACGCTTGTACGATATCATCGTGAGTTGGTTGTGACATTATTAGTTCTCCTTTTTTATTAATGTTAGTTTAATTGTACACTAGTTAAAGCGGATTGTCAACCATTAATTAACTAGTTGCATATCCGTATTTGGCTAATACAGTTTGTGCATAAGGATAGTTAGGTAAACTGCGGCGACTGCCGTTTGAACCCCATGCTCTTTTACCACCAGTATCAAGATGTATAAATGTATTATATACACCTACACCACCGATACCTTCGTTAATTGCAATCTCGATAAACTTTGCTCTGTCTGAATTACTATATCCAGTCATTACAATATCAGTTGCTTTGCCTCGCTGATGCATACTAGTCTTTGCTCCGCCTACCTTTCGGTTGTAGGCAGGACTACGATATGCACTGGTAATAGTAAGGTTTTGGCCCCACTTCTTTGCGATTCTTATTAAAATGTTTCGCAATCTAGTTTCTATCCTTGGATCAGTATGACTGAGGAAGTTTAGTGCAGGATCTGACACACGTTCAAACGTGCTTGGCGCATCAGCATTTCCTGTACTACTATCTTGTGGACCAGTAACTCCATTTACTGCACTTGTATTGTTGCTGAGGAATTCACCATCGCCGTTGCTAATGCCACCATCGCCGTACTCTATAAAGTCTGCGTTAGCAGATGGTGCCGTTTGTCCGTCTCTAAGGTATGCTTCATGTTCGGGTGTAACGTTAACAGCATAAGAAAATAAGTTACCTATAAATACATCTGGTGAACCTGATGCTGCTTTATTAGCAACCCAACTTTCGTGACCACCTGTAGCATCGCCTTTTTGATGTATTAGCTTATCTTCAGCGTACACGTTAGTTGCAGATCCAACTGCTGGATCACCGCATGTAGTTTTATCACCTTTACGTATTACTTGTTCGTCATTTACAAATACAGTTATGCCTGGCTCAGCATACGCTGTCTGATGAAACGCACCAGGTGTAGGGCTTTCATGTCCTACATGCTTGTCTACATTTGCCCTAACTACGCTTGGCATTATACTAGTGCAATTCCACTAGTTTGTGATGTATACTGCTTACCAATCTCTGCTTCAGTTTTTGCCATACAGCTAATTGCCGTTGCTTTCATAACAAACTTGCCGTCTGGTGACACTGAGAACATAAAAGGAGCAAGTCCTAATCCTTTCTCTTGTGCAATAAGTACCATTGGCTTTTTAAGTGTAACGTTGTTTTCAACTTCTGCCTCAAGGCGTCCAAGGATTTCTTCTCCTGAACTTAGTTTTAGAGATACTACGTCTCCGACTTTATAAGGTGCTTCAATTAACATTTATAGTGACCATCCTGTTCCGTTATAGTTAGTGTCTTCTAGGTATGCACCTAGCTTGTCGTACCCACCGATGTTTTCATCGTTTACTTTAATCTGTGGGAACGTTCTTGCTCCTGGAAACTTTTCCAGTACTTCTTCTCGATTAAAGTCTGTACCTAATTGTTTATAGGTGTACTCTAACTGTCGAGACTCGCAGAGTGCCTTTGCTTGATCGCAAAATGGACACGCTGGTTTGCCCCAGATTTCGATCATAATGAAAAGCCTTTTAAACTTTCTGTTGACACATCTTGTTTAATGCCGCCAACAATGTAAGACTCTACTTCTGTTTCTTGTGGTGCTACTTGCAAACCTGAACTTGATAACCAGTGCTGTGTCCACGGTAGCGGATTAGTGTTTACTGGTTGATCAAAGATAGCAGTTAATCCAAGTGCTTTCAATCTACGGTTAGCAATGTATTCTACATATTGATTAAGCAATGTAGTGTTAAGACCAATCATTGATCCGTCTTTGAACAAATACTCTGCCCAGTCTTTTTCTTCTAGAACACAATCACGCCAAGCTTCATACACATCGTCTTGACACTCTTTAGCAATAGATGCCATCTCTGGATCGTCTTTGCCTTGAGCCCAAAGTTTTAATACATGTGTGCTTAGTGCTAGGTGCTGTGCTTCGTCGCGAGCAATAAGACTAATAATCTTAGCTGAGCCTTCCATTAGCTTTAGTTCGCCAAAGCCAAACGTACAAGCAAAACTTACATAGAAACGCAAGCCTTCTAAGATATTAACTGTCATCATTGCCATGTATAACTTACGCTTAACTTCACGCAAACTACCTTCGCCTCTGTGATTGTATGCATCTGCTGCTTCAGTAAACGCATCATAATGCTTAGTAACACTAGTTGCACGAGCAATAATCTTCTTGTCATCTAGGATAGTATCAAATACTTCTGACGGGTCAGCGTACACGTTCTTCATAATATGTGTGTAGCTACGTGAGTGTATTGTTTCAAAGAAGTCCCAAGTAACAATACAGCCTTCTAGTTCAGGAAGTGAAACGTGCGGCAAAAATGCTAGACACGGACCACGTCCTTGGACACTGTCAAGTAGTGTTTGGTATTTTAAATTACTTGTAAAAATATGCTTCTGCTCTGGACGGAAGTTAGCAAAGTCTGCACGATCTTTTTGTAGACTTACTTCCTCAGGTCGCCAAAAGTAACCAAGCATTGTCTGGTTAAGTTTATCAAATACAGGATGACGAAATGTATCGTAACGCTGTGTGTTCATGTCTGCTCCGAAGAACATATTTTGTTTTGTAAAGTCAACCTTTTCTTGGTTAAATATTGTCTTGGCCATGTATCTCTTTCCTTAATACCATTTGTATAATACCAGTGTACTATACTTCTATTTTGTTGTCAACCTTAGATTGCACATGCATCACATTCTTCACCGTCGTCCATATCGTACGTGCTAGGAGCAAGTTCGTCTAACGGTAAATCATCTTCTAGTTCACTTGGATCTGTTTTATAATCGTATGTGTTCTGATAGTAACTTGTCTTCCAACCTAGCTTATAAGTTGTTAGCAAGTCCTGCATCATCTGACTCATTGGTACTTCATTGTCTGGATAGTGAGTTGGATTGTATGACCAGTTGCCACTAATACCTTGATCAAAGAACTTTTGCATAACAGCAACGATATTGATATATCCTGTGTTGTTAGGCATCTCCCACAATAATGTGTAGTGGTTCTTTAGTGTTTGATACTGTGGAACAATCTGCTTAAGAGGCCCTTTTTTGGACTTTTTAACGGACAAGTATCCTCTAGGTGGTTCGATTCCATTTGTTGCGTTCGACACAACGGATGAACTCTCTGAAGGCATTTGTGCGGACAAAGTGCTGTGCCTGAGGCCGTGTTCTTTGATAGATGCCCGTAGACTATCCCAATCATAATTTAACTTATTCTCCACAATGGTATCAACTTCCGCTTTATAAGTATCTATAGGGAGGATGCCATCACTGTATTTAGTGCGGTGGAAGTATTCACAGGGGCCACGCTCTTGTGCAAGTTTGTTACTTGCTTTAAGTA